GCTCTTGTCGAGTAAGGCATCCCATTGATTCTCTCCAATGATATTCAACGGATAATCCAAGTTATTTTGATCTCTGATAAAAGCGTCTTTTATGTCATAGGGTTTGGAAGTATTGAAAGTTTGCCCTATGCCTATCGAATATGATTGAACGGCCTGCAATATCGGGAAGTTTTCAAGGGTATTCCCCACCATCATAAGCCCCTCTGCTCCCCACGCATCAATCATAATGTTTGCGGCTTGCATAGCGTCCTGCATTTCGTCGTTGTCCGGGACTTCCGACTTCGCGATAACGTGCATCAAACGGTAGGTCGCTTTTATCAAATCGGTGATCGTCATAACCTATTCCTTGCTTAAATCAGGATGTTTCTTTTCAATGTGCTTTTGAAGGTTTTCTTCGCTGTCGCACAATGCAACACAATGAGGGCATTTGCTCTTTCCCGTAGGAATCTGAATAACTTTTCCGGTCAAATCATTGGCTTCGTGGATAAGTTTTTGCGCCAGTTCTTTCTTGATGTCTGCCTGTTTGTTCTTTTCGTCCGTCCGAGCCGCATCAAGTAGAACGATTTCTTTTTCGTCAACCTCAATCTGTTCTTTGTAATAGGCCACTCTTGCTTTCAAAAGGTCTATGCGTCCCTCTTTGCCACTTTTGCTTTTCCATCCTTTTTTCACAGCCTCGTTTTCTTCCGCTTCGCTGTTGACAATCAATTCTCCTTCTTCAAACTGATGGTACAACATCCTAGGATAAGGTTTGTATCCGGTTGTGTCTACTGGCGCGGGCTTCGGTTGCCCTACCGCTAAGTTCATTTGCATTATAGCCTCCCTTTCTTTTTAGCGTCCTCAATATATTTTTCCATTGAGGTCACTGGTTTTTGTTTTTTTATTTTCATGGGTTTTATCTTCTTTACTTTTACAGCTTTCATTATTAGTCCCACCTGCCCCTTTCGTAATAATTGAACTTTATAAAGACATTTTCAAGATATTTTACGTTATAATTTGCCTTTAAGTGTTCGGCCATTTTTCCGTCAGCGTAATGACTGTTTTCATCAAATTGAAGAGTTTTTAAGATTTTTCCTTTCACGATAAATTGCTCAAGTCCCACTCCGCATTCATGCATATTTTCTGGTTTCGCGAATAGCGTAGACGTTGGATGTCTACCGACAGAAGATTTTGGGATGTTGTAGCCTCGTTTCATTGAAACCATGACCACGTCAGAATCAGACGCTTTGATATTAGAAATTACATCTTCTTCAAACGAATCATCATCACACATAAACCAGTAGTAATCTTCGTCAACAATCTTATGGTGCTTAATGAATTGATTTAATTTGTAATAGCAAATATCTGTATTTTCTTCGCAAGGATCAATTACGAAAGGACTTATGAACCATTCCCCATTCCATAAACCGCATTGATCTGGAAATTCAATCGGGTAAAGAGCAACGCCATAAGGTTTGTATAGATTAATTATTTCTTCTTTTAAATTGGCCCGGCTGAAAGGCATTACAACATGAAGATTTGAAAGTTTCTCCTTCGGTATTAAAAAACTGGTTTTGTTGTTCAGAAGATATTCGTGATAATTCCCTTCGTGTGCTTCCACCCCGTAGTGCTTAAAAGTAATATCCGGTTCCAAATAGACCTTGCCGCCATTTTCAAGATAGCGCCTTTGGAAATAAATATCCTCTCCCACCCTAGAACCGTTTTCAACACTGCAAGAGAAACACTGCAAAATATCTTCGTCTTTTTCTCTGTACGTTTGCAGGCTTCCCCTTGCTCTCTCAAAGGCTTCCCGTGAATAAATAATGAATCCGCCAGGGATGCCCCGCGTTTCGATCATTCGGATTTGTCCATTATCAACACCAAGAACACAATTATCTTTACAGAGAGGCATTGTTCCGTAGGTTCCCCAATTATTTTTATTAGGATACGCACCCCCAACAACTTCGGCTCCATACAGAGCGTCTTTAATTAATCGTCCCAGTCCTTCAACATTCCATGAAAGATCTGAATCAATCATTAAAATATGCGTGTAATCGCTTTGTAAAAACCTGTGAACCAATGCGTTTTTTGCATGGTCAACATAAGAATCGCCGCTTAGTTCGTAATAATCCCATTCAATTTTTAAAGTATTCAGAAGAATAACAGAACTCATCAGGCTCGCGACATACGGGCTGTACGCTTGAACTGAATAGAATGGCGAAGCGATTACAAGGCGTATTTGTTTCATGTTTTGCCTTTTTGATAGCGGTAGGGGACTACAATCCCCTACCGCCAGTTAAATGTTAAGAACTCAATCCGTAAGCCTTCAAAGCAGCCTGAATTGCTGCAACTGCTGTGCTGATAGCGTTAGCCTGTGAAGAGGTAAACGAACCAGTGCTTGTCGTAGTGGTTGCAACCACAGAGCCTACCGCCTGCTGTACCACTGGCGTAGTGCCATAAAAGCCTACAGTTGCGCTTGTAGCTGCACCCATCTGAATCCCCGGCCCCGGAGAGCCTGGCAAACCGGCTTCGGAAGGAATATTGGATATTTCCTGATTCGGTGCGCTGTTAGGTGTAATTCCTGTTCCCATTATATTTACTCCTTTTAAAAACGTGTTAAAGTGTTAATACTGTTCAGCTTCTATCCCCATATTCTTGTGACTAATTCCGGCCTCTGGCAAGTCCAGCCACCGAGAACGTCAATACGGCAAGGAATCTGATCGCTGTTAATCATGTACTGGCGAATGATTCTAAGACTGATTCCTTCGTGTACTTCACGGCCCTTGAAATGAACGCCTTCCGGCATTTCAAGATCGGCTGTTCCGAGAACGAAAGCGTCACGATGGAAAGCTACGTTCATGGGGTAAACCGTTGAAGCAGAGCCGAACATGGTGATATGACCCTGATCGGGGGCTGCAATCGTGGTCGTTCCGTTGGCAACGGTGCTTCCTGCAACCACAATCGAAGGATAAATAGAAATGGTTGCATTTCCGCTGCCATCAGAAAGAACATCAGCAAGAATTGTGAAGTTGGCAAGCTGTCCTGTGCTTTGCTGATTTTCGGGATTGACAGAATAAACACCGGCTATCTGAATAATTTCACCAGTTTTTAACACGGTCTGATTCAGAGACCAGCCTGTAGTTAATAACGCATTGCCGGTCTGCGCACCAGAAACGAGAGCGTAAGCACCGGTAATTGAGTGGGTTCCAGTAGTCAGTTTGTTGACGTTCTGGTCTGCGTAAAACATGAAACCGAGAGCGTCAGACATATTGCCGCTGTGGTACTGGTCGCTAATCGCGTTGGTCGGATTGAACAAACCGGAAAGCCCCGCTACGGATTTCGCGTTGGCAATCGGGTCTAAAACGACATACCGGTCTTTGTCTCTAGGAACTCCGAAATAATCCAGCATTGCTCCGGCGTTCAGGAAAACATCGGGGGATTTGCTGGTTCTTAAATCTGTATAGGTTCCGGTATTGTCAAAACCCGGAGTTGCGCCTGGATAACCAACCTGATTAAATGACTTTTTAATGAAACCAAGGCCAGTGTAATCAATTACCGAGGTGATCTTCGCAGTTGCGGGCTTGATGTACCTATCAGAAAATTCGTCTACCGAAAGTGCCAGTTCCGAAGTTGAAAACGCCATGTCGGTGTGCCACTGATGATTCAAGGTCAAAGACGTGTACTGCTCGTTCTGTTCCTGAACATCAAGAGCCGCGCCATCACTGACGTAATACTGATTCGGCAGTCTGATGTTGATTACCGAACCGATTTTTGCGCCTGCTACGGCAAAATTCTTATCGTAGCCTCTGTAAGCGCACTGCGTGAACTTTAAATTGTTATGCAAAATCATCAATGTTTCTTTGGTGATTTTAGCATCCGTGAGTAAGGTCTGTGGCATTTTTTATTCTCCTATATGTCTACCCCTTGCCAGCTATTTTTTGCTTTCTTCGGTAGGCTGTGTATTCCTTCATGCTCATTTTGTCAACATCAGGTTCTAATGCAGCATCGCCTTTTCCGAGGTGCTCTTCAGCCGGTGGCGGGGTATCGCTTTTCTTTTTGATTTCAGTTTTTGAAGGATTGAGAAGTCTTTCCTCAATCTTCCCCATTTCCTTTATGAGATTAATTTCCGGCATTCTTCTGATACGTTCAAGTTCCGCCTTGTTTTCATAAAAAAACCTCAATATCTTGGGAGCCGCTTCACTGCTGATAATGACTTCCTGCATCCGTGGCGGCATTAATCCGCCGATTATGTTTGCGATACCGGGAAGTTCTTCATCGGTAATGCTCGCAGTAGCTAAACGCTCGCGATATTTACCGATGGTTTCCTCTCTGGTTTGCGATTCCCTTCTTGACTGTTCGACTGTCTGGTATTCTTGACGGATTTCAAATTTTGCCAATTCCTTGATGTACTCGTCTTTCTTGGTTTCGTAATCGTCTTTGGCTCTGTCGAACTGGTCAATATCGGTAAAATCGTTTAAATCAGGTTTTTTCGGAGCAACGGGTTTCTGGTTCGCAGGAACTTCCTGTTTTTGAGTCCCTTTGTTGGCTCCTTCTGCAAGGCCCCTATAATAAGCGGCTTGTTGCGCGTTATCAGCAGCTAATCTTTCAAGCGCCTGTCTTTTCTTCCGCTCGTCTTTCAAAGCGGCAATAGGCACTGTTTTTTCTTCAGTAGGTGGTTTTTCGACCGGCGGCGTTCCGGGAGTTTCTTCGCCCGTTTTTGCTGGTACTTCTAAAACATTCACACCTTCTTCGATTTTTGTATCTTCCGGCATATCAATCTCCTTTCCAACTCGCCCGTTATGATCGGCGGCATCAAATTTCATCCGTTAAGCCCGATGGCGGCTAATAAAAAAGGCCACAAATCGTATTTCTACGAAAAGTGGCCTGTAATCTCGTTTATTTTTGAGTTTAGGCTATTCGATTTTCAAAGAGCCGTTATATTAACAATGTTCTATTTCTTTTAAGAACTTCTCTATTTCACATTTTACGCTTTGAGAAAAATTACGTTTTTCCCGTTTAGTTAAATCGGGTTTTATGAAAACACCAAACAACTTTTCCAACATTAGTTTAATTTTCTTATACATCTTTTCCCCCTTTATCCGCTTCATCATCTTGCGGTTTAGGTTTCTTTATCAACGACAAAAGTTTACGCTTCTGCCCTTCAAGTATTTTCAATGACTCAATTATAATTTTTTCTTCGTCCTGCGTCAAGCTAAATCTACTCCGTTTCTGGCATATTTTTGTGCTTGCATATTTTGTGGCGGTTGTCCCTGTGGTGTCCCCTGATTTCCGATAACATTCAGTGCCTGCGGGGACATTACCTGTGTCAAAATATCTAAAACTTCTTTCCTGATTCCGCCTTTACTTTCCTGAATTTCTTTAACTAATTGAAGTCCTTTAATTTTTAGCTCCTGTTCCTTGATGGCAAGTTCTTTTATCTTCACCTGCGCCCCGATGGTGGCAGCTTTGGCTTTTTCCATTAGAGCCGAGACCTGTGGCGAGGGTGGCAAAGGCGTTGGAGGGGGTTCGCCTTCTTTGGGAGGCACAAGTCCCGGCGGTAACATCTTTTGCATCCTTTGAGCAATTTCTTCGCTGTACAGAACATCGAGACCCCTCACGAATATATCACCGAATATGCTCATTAATTTCGGGTTTGTCTGAATCAATTTACCCAATAAATCAGTTGATTCCTGACGCTGAGTCGCGTAAGAAGGAGTGGTGGACATGACCAGTCCATACTTTCCTACTCCGATGTCGTTGTATTTTTCTCCGCCCTGTCCTAGAGCAATCTGTTTTTTGAGTTTAACAACTTCTTCTTTTCCGATAGCGGAATATCTTTCAGGATTTTCCTGAATCTTTTTCAGAGCGTTTTCAATGGTCGTATTGATAGGAACGAATGACTGAGAATCATCATAATTTCTTGATCGAATATCTCTTTCGGAATCATAAACCTCAGGTATCATGGAGTTCATTATCTTCGCCCCGTGGATTATCCCCCTTGCCAGATTATCGTGATAAACAAAGGTTGATAAATCCGCCGGTCTTTGCTTTCTTGCCTGCGCAATGCCCGAAAGTTCCCTGCCGTTGTCTTTGAGGTCGATGTTTTTCATACCTATAACGGCTTTTAACTGCTCTTGTGCAAGGTTTACCTGCTCAAATAAGGCCGTTGGTGCTTGCGCGGGGCTTACTCTCTGTGGCGGAGGGACTAACTGGCCCTGAAAGATATGAGGGTTGTATTTGAGCATTGGAAGATTCTTGTTATTGGCTTCGAGAAAGTCATTCTCATATCCTTCAAATTGCTCGCCGGTTCCCAACCATTCGGATTTAGGAGCCAAAGCGATAGTATCCGCCGTTGCTGTGATCCAGTAATCTACTAATCTTTGAGGGTCTTTCGCGTCTCTGATAAGGCCCTTGATGTGTCTCTTGCCTTCGATGTTATATTCACGGCCTTTCAGGAGTACGATAGGGATATAATCGCCCGGTATGTGGTCTCCCTCAAGGCCGCTTTTGTTCAGTATTTCCACGCCATTGATAATGTATTTTTTAATGATATTCTTTTTTAGTTTCTTTGTGTCTGATATTTCAGGCTTTTCTGGAAGTGGAGGCAGCATTGCGGTGACTGACTGCTGAATAAACGCTTCTATCTGCTCAGGAGTAACCGGTTGTTGAGGCGGTTGCGTCTGTATTTGTTTGTTGACCTGTTCTCTGATTTTAGCTTCTAAAGTCTGCTTGGCTTTTTTCTGTTCCTTGTTCAGCTTTTCCCAGTCTGCGATTTTTTCATCAGCGTCTTTGCGTTCCAAAACAGACCCGTCTTTAAAAAGAACGCACTCCTGGTCTTCGTAATCCACAACAAAATATTCGGCTACGGTGATAGTGTCTTTATCAAACCATCCTTCGTGTTCCATCCCGATAGCAGACATTTCTATTAAAACTCCTGATTCGGGAAGATTTGCGTCTGGATAGAGTTCTTCGAATTCATCTTTCGGAACTTTATCTATGATGAATCCATATCTTGAGTCCTGATAAACAACTGACTTTCGTTGTTCCAAGTAAACAACAAAAGGATTCGGTATCAATTCCATGTACATTTCTTGAAGGAACGGATTGTCTTCGGTGTACTTGGTTTTGACCTGCCACGCACCATATCCGCAGGTGGTCATCATTTCACCGGCATAATCGTAAATGACTTCCGCGTCGCTCTGGTATTCAGTATCCCAAATAATCCCTTTTCTGACTTTGGCTATTTGCGGTGTGCCTTTTGAATCGGTAGGTCTTACATCGGCGCGCGGTCTTAATTGACGCATTTCACCGGCAACCTGATCGACAAAACTCGGAAGAAGATTGACAGTCAGGGTGCTACCCCCCCATGCCTTACGTTGGGATTTCTGGTCATTAGACCAATGACCCTCCCCGTGACGGAACTTTAAATCTTCAATGGCTTCTCTGCGGTTTGAGTTATCAAGCTGTTGTTCTTTTTTCAACCGCTTACGGGCCAGTTTTAAAAATTCCTCAATTTTGTCCTGTTCGGTTTTCTTTTTAGCCATTTACCATCTCCCTAAATTAGCCACTTTCTCTAAAAGAGAACTGACGCTTCTTTTTGGTTTCTTTTCTTTTGACTGAAAAAATATCGCCAGCCCCTGTGAAATCGCGTCTGCTGCTGCGCTTGATCTTGTCTTTGGCGGGTGATCTAAAACTACCCCCGTAGACAGTTTTTTCATTGCCCATCCACCCCTTAAAGCTAAATGAAGTTCCAACTCATGCTTAGACAGCAAAAGCATTGGAGATTCCGTCAGGGCTCGTTTAATCAACTGTTTTCTGATCTGCCAGTCCGTCACCCCCGGCTCAAAAATAGTGTTAAGTTCATATTCGATAATAGCTTGCGCGCCGTTTTCATAATCTCCCTGATCGTGGGCCATAATAGCAGGGTCTCCGCTGTCTATCCACTCGGTAATACTTTTGTATCGAGTCGATAAAAGAGGTTTTAAGACTCCGCGAATAAGTTGTTTAATTCCTACACCGTCAGCTACAAGCGAATCTAAAACTACTAAACGGTTTAGCATCGGGTTTACTTGACAGATTATACACGCTTTATCGTGTCCTTGATCCCAGAAGCGATAACAAGGAATCCCCGGCAAAGGTGAAAGTTTCTCGTTTGACCTGTGGATATTCTCATCGTATTCCGGTGTGACTGGGACTCCATTGGGAGTGAAGGCTATTTTGTTGTCAATAAACCTTGCCTGTAAAGAAGGGTCAAGAGCATAAGCCGCCCTCATAGCCTGACGAGCATGATCTGATAGATACTTATTTTCTCCTGACGGTATTTCAATAACTTCCGTCCACATATCAGGCGCGAACTCCGGCCTCATAATCGGATCGTTATACATTCTTTTAGTTGTCCAGTGGAACTCATCGGCCTTGTTCATGGTGACTTGAAGCCTTGAAGTCGTGATGCCGGACTGACGGGCGGACCGAGCTACACCTGCGATAAAAACACTTTCAGGAATACCCTGAGAGGCTCCGGTCATCATAGGTGCCGGTTCTTCCAAATTAATAAGAGAATACCCGGCTCCCATCAGTTTATTGACATCATTCACAGAATCCATTCCTACTAAATGCCACTCGAAAAACGGATGCTCTAAAATATGGTAATCGTCATGCCACTTACAGGCTTTTATAAATTCCTCATTGGCCGGTGATTTCTTGGCGATATGTTCAATGGCATCGTTGAAAGAAGGGACTGTCATGTCCTTGATGTTGGTGTGTGTATCCCGTACCCATAATGCCCTGACTTTCTGATTCCCTATCTTTTGATAATGGTAAATAGCTGATATAAATCCGCTAAAAGTTTTGCCCTCGCCCTGACTAGACACAAAAAATATAATCGGCGCTTCACTCTTAATAAATCTAAGCTGCGAAGGATTAAGGTCAATATCTACGGTCTTATTAACTTTTTCTTTCTGCTCCGGCATTATCTTTAAATTCCCCGCTAAGAACAAACTTCATAAAATCCGCCGCTGTCGCCGTAATATTCAAAAACCCCTTCGGAATCAGTTTCTGTAAATCAATCGCCGACTCAATACTTCTCATCCTTAAATCAGCAAGAACCGCCGCTATTAAATCGCCCTCTGTCATATTATCCCCCTAATTTATAATTCCAAGAATATCGGCTTCCTGACAAATCATTATATCGTTACCGTCCTCATCCTTCACAAACGACTCCCGCGCCCCCATCCGCTGTACCCTTATCCTTTGGCCTACCTTGACCTCTAAAGGCTTCCTGACACCCTTCTTGCTAGCTTTCCCCGGCCCCACAGCTATAACCGTACCCTTCAGCTCATCCGACCACTTCTCTTCCTCTGGAATCGGTAAATACAATAATCCCGACTCAGTTTTTAAATCTGTAACTCTGTCCATCCGCACCGCTACTCTATCCCTCAATGGTCTAATAACCATACGCCCTCCCCTAATAATATGTTTTATCCGTCCCGTGGACACATGCCATAATTCGTTGTTATAATGAAATGTTACAAAATGACTTCAATAATTTAAGCATACCTCCTGTGCCATCACTGCAACAAACCTTCCATCCCAGTGTCATACCCCCCCCTTGACTATTTTATCCGCTTTCTGGCACGTCTCTTGCTTAAGTCCCTTATCACTCCACTATCAACAGATAACGTCCTATAATACTTATTATGACAACCATATTATGTAAACATGCGCTATCTAACTATATAATATCATTCGGTGGATGGACTTATCAACATTAGCTATTTTTTACTACTTAGGTTGATAACTTTTTATCAACAGGCTGTAAGTCTATGACTTTGCTATCCGGCTCCACTTTAGCTACCAGATTAAAATTGACGCTCCAGTTGATATTATTGTTGATCGCGCCGGTCTCCTCTTTGATGTGACCCTTAACTTTTGT